CTGGTACTTCTCCATCATCGCGCGGGCCTGTCGCATCGCTGCGGCCGCTTCGTTGGGGTTGCTGCTATTGGCCAAGGCCAGGCACTTCTTGACCTTATCCAGGGCTTTCTTGCGATCCATGTTCTCTCCAGTGGCTGCTCGTCAGTACCAGGCCACCACGCCTGGCAGACCGCCCCAGCAAAGCCGGGGCGGTTTCGCTTAGCGGTTGATTGCCTCGTCCATGGCTTTGTTGAGGCTCAGCTTGACCACCGTCTTTGCCGGGATCTCGATGGCCTGGCCAGTACCCGGATTGCGGCCGGTGCGTGCGGCGCGCTTGCTGGCCTTCAACTTGCCAATGCCCGGAAGCGGCACGTCACCACCGGCTTTGAGGGTGCGAGCAGTAACGATGGACAGGCGATTGAGCACGGCATCGACTTGCGTCTTGCTGACCGTGGTGCCGGAGACACCCAGTTCGTGGGTGATGGTGTCGATCAGGTCTTTCTGAGTCAGGCTCATGGTGTTTCCTCGCTTAGTGCAGGGTTGGTTTGGGTTCGTTGGATTGGGCCTGGCCAGCAGCCTCGCGCTTGGCCGAGCACTTCGGGCAGGGGCAGTTGCCACGTTTCGCGGCAGCGCGGGCGGCACCGACGACAACCTCGGGCACCAAACGCATGAGGGCGTGGGCAACAAAACCCGCAGTGGTCTCGACGTTGGTGTCGCCCCCGAGGGCGACACCAATGGCACCGTTTTCGTCTTTGATGGTGATGGTCAGTTCGGCCATGGGGGTCTCCTAGCGTTGGCGTTTGAATTTGATGTTGAAGTCGCGCGCCACCTGACGCGCTTGCTTTTCGTTGATACCGATTGTCCGCGCGGCGATGCCCGGTGATGCGCCCAGCGCCGCCTGAACCATCAGGCGGGCGGCAATGGACAGCTCGCGAAGCTCCTGGACAACGTCGGTACGTTTCGGCGCGGCCGGTTTCGGCTCGACAGCAGGCGCCTCGGCCTTCACCTCCGGCTTGGCCGGGACGGTGATCGGCTTCACGACAGGCTTGGCGCGCAGCGTTTCGTCCTCCGGGCGCACGAACAGGTGCGCATAGACCGGCGTCTTGGTCGGGTTGATAACGAAGGTCGGACTGGTGGCCTGCATCTGGTGGCCTACCTGCTCGATCTGCCCCCCTTTGGCCAGGAACGCCTCGGTAGCTGCTGCAATGCGCTGGCGCTCCTGTTCATGTGCTGCAGTGGCGGACAGCGGGTCTTCGCTAGGGTCGTGATAGCGCTGCATCTCACGCCCCCATGGCCCGGAAGCCGGGGCCGTTGCGTTCGCCAAGCCACTGGATATAGCGGGCCAGGGCTGCCAAGCCTTCGCGCTCGTTTGCTGCCTCGGGCACACCGGGTACCAGCAAGCGCTCGTTGTCTTTCGCGTGGCGGGCGGTGGTCTCGATAACCTCGCGCACCTTCGACTCTTCGCCCCGTGCGATACCGATTGCCCCGTCCGGCACGCTCGGACCGAACTGGATCAGGCCACCGGCCCAGCAGTAAGCAATGATGTTGGTGCTGCTGCGCTTGGGCTCAGGCTCCAGGTACTCGATGCCGTCGGTGGGGTGATACGGGTTGCTGTGTTTCTCGCCGTCCAGCTTGATTAGGAGGTGAGCGTTGCTTGTGCCGGTGATCGTGCCCGACTTGCCGTAGGCATTGACGCGGCCACCTTTCTTGGCCGGAACGCCGTAGTAGTTGCGGATGTGCTCCAGGCTCATGTCATGCCTCCTGGCCAGAGCGCAGCCGCTCCAGCAGCTCGGCCAGCCGCTCGGCCTGCGGACCAGTTACCAGCGCCAGTAGAAAGTCGCGGCCGTTATTCAGTTCCAGGTGCTCGAAGTCCAGGGCGTCGACGTCGAGCAGCTCGACGGCATCAGCCACGGCCTTGACCTGGGCGAGTTCAGTAAGAAGCCCCATCACTGCACCCCCTGCTCGAACGGCACGATGGCGAAGTCTTCGATATCACGGTTGATGGTCACGCCCGGCAGGGCCTCGACTGCATCCGGTTCGTTGAGGATGGCTTCCTTGTTCACCTCTTCCTTGGTGCGAATGAAGCGCTCCAGGCCCTTGACCTTGAGCAGCTCAAGCACGCTTTCGGCGCCACGCACGGTCACGCTCGGCGGGCGGCAGCGCCACTGCACTTCGCCGGTCACCAGGTTGGCAAACTTGACCTTGTTGTTATCGGTCAGCTCGGCGCGGTGGGCCTCACACCAGCCCTGCACACCGCTTTGCAGAGCGGTGAGGCGCTTCTTCAAGTCATCAACCGGCCCGGCAAAGCGCTCGGTGACCTCGCCGATTTCGTCATTCATTTCGGTTTCAAGCCGGGTGATTTCGCGCTGCACGTCGCCGATGGCTTTGATGTCGCTTACCACCTGGTCGCGGGTCTGCGGGATGTTCTGAGCCGCAGCGGCTTTCAGTCGTTTTTTCGGTGCCATGTTTGGGGCCTCTCTCAGTGAATGGTTTGAAAATCGCGGTAGCTGATGGGTTTGCGCCATTCGAGGGTTACGCCCTCGAACAGCACGGTGATGCGGTCGCTGCCCGCCGAGGCGTGGCGCTGGTAGCCCTCGGTCAGGCGCTCACGCACAAGGCGCTCGCCGTCCTCTGGGCTGATCTGCAGGCAGTTCTCGGTCGGTTTGATTTGCAGCAATCGCACGCCCTTGGCCTGCAGGTGGCGGGCGGCTGCGTTGAAGTCGCGCAGGCTGGTGGCCAGCGCAGTGGTCAGGACTCTCAGCGGGCGTTGCTCAGTGGCTGCCATGGCGTGGCTCCTCTGCTGCACAGTTGGGGTTGTTGGGGCAGTGCTGGCAGGCGCGCCAGTGCTGCATGGCCATCGGGTTATGGGTGGGGGCTTTGCGTTCGCGGTAGGTTTGGCACTGCTCGGCGGTGATCACTTCGCCCAGGGCCACGCACTCGATGCGGCCCAGGACGTCCATCACCTTGCGGGCCACGCCCTCTGTGGAGCACGGGTAGCGGTTGACCAGCACCAGGCTTACGGCGGTGCGGCTGACACCGACACGCTCGCCGGCCGACTTGCGGTTGCTCTGCTCGACCTCGCGGGCCAGCAGGCTGACCCACAGCGGCGGCTGTTCGCCCCAGGCGGACAGGTCTACTCGGGCAGCCTGGTTCATGCGCCCACCTCCAGTAACAGCTTGTTCAGGCGTGCGAGCGCTTCGACACCCTCGGCCCGTTCGCGGTCATCGGGGTGGAACTGGGCAACGGCGCTGCCGGCCAGCGCCTTGACTGGGCGGATGGCTTCGCGCAACTCGGCCAGTTGCTTGTCGAGGTTGGCCTTTTCCAGGCGCAGCCCGGCCAGCTCGGACGCATCAGGTTGCGCGCCCTTGGCCCACACCACCTTGTCCAGGTTCGGGTCATAGACCTGCTCATAACTGGAGCGCTGATAGATGGGGTGCAGCGGGCCGCTGTAGCGCGCAGGCAGCAGGCGGTAGCTGGCCGGGATGCCAGGCGTACCACCCGAGCGCACCGTATAGCCGGCCTGGGCCAGCCCCTGCAGGTAGATGCGCGCGCCGTTCTCACTGATAGGCGCGCCACCGGCTGCAGCCTGGCTGGCCGCTTCGGCGGCGGTCAGCTCGCCCAGGATGCGCAGCGCGCGCCAGATGCACTCGACGGCCTCAAGCGGTAGCCGCTCGCCTTTCTTGTTCACGCGCGGCGCCTCTGCGCCTTCGTCTTTCAGGAGAGACCAGGTGCCGTCGCGGCCTTTCACGGCCAGCTTTGCGACGATGCCGGCCTTGGCCAGGCTCAGCAGGTAGCTGCGCGCGGCTTCGTCTTCTTCCTCAGAACGGCGGGCGACGGTGTAAGTGGTGAACTCGGCGCCATCGCGGCCCAGTTCGCGGATGGCTTCCCACATGCGCTGGCGCGGCAGTTTGCCCCCGGTCATGGCCAGGTGAATCGGCTTCTTACCGGAGCGCATTACTTATCCCCCGCGCGCGGCGCTTCGCCGGTAAACCAGTCAGACGTCCAGGTGTCCAGGCTTACCTCGTTCAGACCCTTGGCGGTGCACTCACTGCTGACGCGGTAGAGATTGACCGCAGCGCGGCGCAGGCAGCCCTTCACTTGCTTGACCAGGTCGGACAGCAAGTCGTCTGCGATCTGCAGGCTTGGATAGCTGGCGGTAGCCAACCGCTTCACGTCTGCCAGGGTGGCGGCTTGTGCCGGCACCCACTCCAGCACGCGGTTATGCAAGCGCTCCAGCTTGGCCATGCTGGCCGGTACGCCTTTCTCGCCGATCAGGATGATGGTGCCCTGGCTGGCGTTGTAGATATCGGTCAGCACGTTAGCGGCTGCCTTCTCCAGCAGGTACTGCACGTCATCAACGATCAGCGGGCGACCGCTGCGGCTGAGCTGCTCGGCCACCTGGTCGACCATCTCGCTCAGGGTGCGTGCCGGGGTGACAGACATCTCGCGCAGGATGGCGAGCAGGAATGCCTTCTTCGTCCAGGTGTCGCGGCACTCGACGTAGTAGGCACGATGCTGGTTGGCCGAGCAGGCAGCGGCCACGGACTTGCCCAGTCCGCTCGGGCCGTACATCACCACCAGGCCTGGCAGGCCAATCGGTCGTTGCATGGCGCGCTCGATGGCGCCGGCCAGCAGGCCGACATTGGTCAACGGGATGATTTTGGAAACGCTCATAGGTGGTTCTCCCCCAGGTCAGGCAGTGGCCTCAGCGGCCGCGAAGTGGTCGTACATGCGTTGAATGGCTTTGAAGCCAGGGTTGTTCGGATAGATGGCGTGCCAGTTGGCCTCGGCCTCGCTGAGCGCTTCGCCGCGCTGGCGACGGGTCTCCAGCTCCTGCCACAGGTCGTAGCGGGTCATGTCGTTGTCGGGCACGGTGAAGGCAGAGGCCTGGATGGCTTGGTGTTCCACAACTTGCTCGGCGTACTCCAGGGCCGTCTGCTGTTGTTCCAGGAGCAAGTTGCTGCTGGGCGCGATGGGCTGCGGCACCAGCTCCAGGCGCTGGCCCGTGCTGCGCTCGATCTTCTCGATGCCTCGCTTCACTTGGCCTTGGGCCAGCTTCTCGCGCGCCTTCTGGATGCGGTTGAGCGGCTGGTAGTCGTCGGCATTGCCGTCGATCAGCGCCTCGCCGATCAGCTCGCCGGCCAGGGTGCGAACCCAGATGCGGCTGGCGTCATGCACGTCGTAGGCAATGCGCACGTCTTCGCCGTGCATGTGGCGCAGCTCGTCCAAGAAGTAGCGGTTGCCGTCCCAGTTGATTTCGCCGCGCAGGGTGCGGCGCACTACCTGCGGGCGCATGAGGTCGCACACCAGCTCGGCCGGCGCCAGGATGGGTTCCCAGCCGGTAGCGCGTGCTGCTTCCCAGGCCTCGTTCGGGCTCATGTGGCGCATGCGCCCGGTCTGCGGGTCGCGGATCTTCTCAAGGCCACGGTGCGGCCGGTTGTTGTAGTCCTCGATCTCGACCGAGGCCACGTCCATGAACTCGCTCAGGGTTGGGATCAGGCGGGTAACACCGTGGTCGCGCAGCTGCTGGCGGCTGATGCGGTGCACCTTGGTACCGGCGTGCTTGTCCATGTCGGCGCCGATGTAGCTGACCAGCTTCTTGGCGGTCGCCACCCAGATGGTCTGGTGGGCGCGCTCGATCAAACCACGGGCCTGGCTGTTGTAGGGCAGCGCATGCACCATCTCGCCACCCAGGCGGTCGACCACTTCGCGCACGGCGTCATTGGCGAAGCCGCTGCCGTTGTCCACGTAGAACAGGGCAAACATGCCGCCGCGCTCGATGGCATCGCGCAGCGAGTGCATGACGTCGATGCTGTTCTCCGACTCGCCTACGGAAACGCCCAGGACTCGGCGGGTCCTCACGTCCATGGTGGTGGTGATCTCCGGCCGGAACGGTTTGCCGGTACGCGGGTTGATCACCTCCGAGTCGAACTTGTGGCCATCCGCTGTGTACACGTCGCCGGGCAGCAGGTTCTTGGTAGTGCGACGACGGAAGGGCTTGAAGGCTTTAAGCTCTTGCGGGCTGTAGCGGCCACGCTCGCGGGCCTCCGGGCTCAGCTTGTCCAGGAAGCGGCGCACCTGGTGGATGCTCGGACGCTCGCCCAGGTACTTCGCAGCAAACTCGGCATAGGCACGCTCGACCGCTGGCTTGGTCGGCCGCTGGTAGCAGCGCAGGAAGTCAGGCGCCCAGTCCGGTACGCCGGTATCTACCTTGCGGCGTGCCGGGGCCAGGCCGACTTCGCCTTGCTTGCGGTAGTCCGCCAGCCACCTTTTAAGGGTGCGCTCGCTCAGGGTGCGGTCAGCCGTCTTGCGGTCGTTGGCACGCTCGACGCGGGCAGCCAGATAGGGGCTGAGCTGGCCGTCACGCGCCAGGCCAATCAAGGTCATGATGGCCCGCTGCTGGCTGACCACCTGGCTCATGCGCTCGATTTCACGCACGAATGCCAGGCGCGCCGTCATCACGCTGCGTTGATCATCGGTAAGGCGTGACGCTGAAATATCGTCACGCAACGCAATTTCGTGCGCCTGGATGGGCGCGACTTCGGCCTGCGGTTCGGCGTCGCCGACAAGGCGTGCAAGCAGAGCGGCCTGGGTTTCGGCGGGCAGCATGGCGAAGTTGTATTCCTGGCCACCGCCCCGTCCCAAGCGTAGCTGCGCCTCCCATCCCTCGCGCTTGGCGCGAAGATTGACGCCTTGCACGGTACTCGGCATGCCTGGCTGCCCAGCTAGCTCTCCGGCGGCGAACCACTTACGCATGGTCGCCACCAAGCAGACGTTTGAGTTCACGAGCCTGACGGGCCGATTCGTCGCGGGTACGCTCCAGGCGCCCCAGATCGGCCAGCAGCGCGTCACGCCCATAGGCCACACGGCCACCTCGCAGGCTTACCAGCCAGTCGGTCAGCAGATGGCTGGCGCACACTTCTTCAAGCAGCGCTGCCCTATAGAAAGGAAGGTTGTGGTCGGTGCGGGCCGGGCTGGCCCAGGCGTCGAGCATGTGCTTTGTCACGTCATCACCGGACAAGCGCGACATGCAGGTGGCGATCTCGTAGCGGTCAACGACGGCGCCCTTGAGCATCTCGCCGACAATCTCACTCACCTGCACCGAATAGTTGCCCTGGCCTGGGATGGCCAGAACTGGCTGGGGAATCTCGAACAAATCGAAGGTGCGGGTATCCCGCAATGTTTTTACGCGACTCATGTCTAGTTATCCGTCCCTGTTTTACGGTGCCCAAGGTCACAAGCTGCGTTATGCTTTTGCATACGCGCGGACATAGCCTCCGGGCGCTTGGGGCGCTGACGATTGGGTTTGCCACTGGCATCCCAGCGCTCAGGCCACAGCGCCTCGACGGCGATGCCTAGTGCTTTAGCGATAACGCGCTCCATGCGTGGGTAGGGCGTGCGCTTCACGTTCTTCAGGGCAGGCCCTGTTACGTGTTGCTCACGCGCCAGTTTCGCCAGCGACGTGCCTTTGGCCCGTAGCTGGAACTTGATCCACTCCCAGCGCAGTGCTGGGTCAGATGGGATTTCCGCTGTGTTCAT